AATAATAACTAATAAAAAATAACTTATGTCATATCTATTAGGTGAAAGTATAACAATGGGAGTAGCGTGCGAAAGCGTACGTGGTACACCAGTCGTACCTAGCGACTTTGTACCGGCACGTACAGCTTCGGACGTAATCAAAGTCGTAGAAAAGACAATGATTAAAGAAACTAGGGGTAGTAAATACGGTACATACGGTACAGAAATTACGCATACAAGGGGCGAAGGTGAACTTGAATTTAACGTAAAAAACCGTACTATCGGGTATTTCCTAAAATCTCTTTTGGGTAGCGTATCGTCAGCCTTGAAAGGTGGCGAAAGTGTAGTGTATAACCACACATTTAGCATATTAGCTACTTCACCGGCTAACCCTACACTTACGCTGGCACTAGCACAGCAAGGTTTTCAGCATTACGAGTACAACGGCGTAGCAATTACTAAGCTTGATATTGAAGCGAAACTAGACGAAGTGGTAACCGCTAAAGTAGGTTTTGTATCACGTGACGAAACAGAACACGCAGACTTTACACCGTCTTTTAACAGTAGCGATCACTTGTTTAGAAACCACGACTTTAAAGTAAGAGTGGCTACAACACTAGGCGGGCTTTCCGGTGCTACACCACAACCGCTTAAAGAATTTAAACTAAGTTTTGCTAACAATGGTAAAGCAAATAACGTAGTAAATGCTATTACACCGGACGACGTACTAAGTGGAGTAAATGAAATTGGCGGATCTATGAAGATAGACTTTACCGGCAAGACTATGTACGACTACTACAAGAGCAATACACCGCTTTATATGGAAGTGTCAATGGTAAATATAGGTCAGCTTATCGGTACAGCTTCTAACCCTTCTATGGTCGTAACACTTTACAAAGTTTCGCTTACTTCTTACAAAGCAGATCGCCCTATAGACGATATTGTAAGTGAAAGTATAGAGTTTAACGCACACTACAGCGTAGCAGATAGCAAGGCGGTACAAGTTGTGCTTACAAACGAGAAAGCTAACTATAACTAATTTATGGCAAAACACGAAGCACAAACTACAAAAATTACTACACCAGTTAATAGCCACGTGGTAGAACTTAAAGAGTGGATCACGGGGCGGGACGTAGAGCATATTAACGGTGCTTTCTTTGAAGGTACTAAGGTTAAACCGGTAGCCGGCGGTAACGTAGAATTTGGGGCTATTGATCTAGGAAAGTCTACAGAAGTTACACACCGAACTATAGAAGCGTGGGTAGTTTCAGTAGACGGGGTACGTGAAAACGTACTTGAAGACGTATTGAATATGCGTAAAGAAGACTACGACGCCGTACTAAAAGCTATAGAAGAAATGGCAAAAAAAAAATAAATCCTAAGGCACTAGCAATATGTTTAGAGATGCACTGGACTTATGACGTTATACTAGATCAGCCACAGTATTTTATAGATAGCGTGTACGACGAAATGGTACGACGTAACGAAGCTTATAAAAGCAAAAAGTAAAATACTATGGCAACACAAGAAAAACTAACATTTATAATAGAAGCCGAAGATCGGGCTAAAGTAGTATTGCAAAACCTAGAAGGTAGCTTTACTAGTTTTAATGATAAGATCAAGGCTAATATAGGTACTATAACCGCCGTAACAGCTACGGCGGGTGTTGCCTTTGGTGCTTTAGCTATGTACTCAAAAGGGGCGGTACAAGGTGCTATAGATCAAGAAACCGTACAAGCACGTCTTAAAAACATTATACAAACTTCTACGCAAGCTACAGACGCACAAGTAGACGCTTTAATACGTCAAGCGGACGCACTAGAACAGACGGGCGTAGTAAGTGCCGGTACAATAAATCAGCTACAAGGTCAATTAGCGTCTTTTGACTTGCAATACGAAAGCATAGAAAAACTTACACCCGCACTTTTGGACTATGTAGTAGCAGAAAAAGGACTTAACGCTACAACCGGTGACGCACAAGCGATAGCTAACGGCTTCGCACAAGCTATGCAAGGTAACTTTTCAGCATTAACTAAAGCCGGCTTCGTACTAGACGACGCTACAAAAGCCCTTATACAAAACGGTACAGAAGCAGAACGCACCGAAAACTTAGTTAAAGTGCTTAATAGCACGTATAAAGGCTTTAACGAACAAATGCGAAACACTACCGAAGGCGGTATGGTAGGTATGCAATTTGCTATGGATAAATTAAATGATAGTATCGGTAGTGCCTTATTACCGGTCGTCAATTCTATAACACAAGCACTAGCACCGCTTTTACAAAAATTTGCTACTTTTGCAGAAGAAAACCCTAGACTTGTAGCTACTATCCTTATTGTAGTGGGTGCTTTAGCCGGTCTTACTGTAGTAATCGGTACGGTAGCCCTTGCTATGACGGCTTTAAGCGTCGTATCTTTGCCGATCGTGGGAATTATTGCGGGTATAGTCTTAGCCGTCGGGGCTATTATTGCGATCTTTATTTACTGGAAGGATATAACAAACTGGTTAGGGCAAGTTTTCTATGATACTTTTGAAGCGATAAAAAATAAGTTGCAAGAATGGTGGGCTAGTATCACGGCTACCGTTACTTCTATATGGAATAGCATAAAAGAAGTTATAGACGCTATCGTAAACGGCTTTAAGCTTGCGTGGGAAACTATTAAGCAAGTAACCGTAGCAGTTTTTGAATTTATTAAAAATTATTTCACAATTTGGGGTCTAGCTTCTAAGCTTATTACCTTAGAGAATATGAAAGCCATACACGACGGCATAGTAGAAGCGTGGACGGCTATAAAAAACTTCTTCTTAGGTATATGGGATAGCATTAAAGGCGTATTTCAAAGTGCGATTAACTATATCAACGGTCTTATAGATAGCTTTATGGCGAAAGTAGAAGCTATAATGAACGCCATAAGCCGTGTCGGTAGTGCTATCGGTAGCGGTATTTCTAATGCTGTATCAAGCGTAACCGGAATTTTTAGGCGTGCTACGGGTGGATCAGTAACGCCTAATACCCCGTACGTGGTCGGTGAAAACGGGCAAGAACTTTTTGTACCTAATACTTACGGGTCTATCTTAAATCAAGGGCAATTAGCCGGACTAGGTGCGGGAATAACTATTAATATTTCCGGTAATAGCTTTATGGGTAAAGAAGGTATAGCCGAAAGTATCGGTGACGAACTTGTAAAGATACTACGCCTTAACACAAAACTTTAATATGATAGTAGTAACTATAAACGGCACAAATCATACAAATAAACTTATCGCCGATAGTCTTACTATTACCGATCAGCTTAACCAGTCAGTAGACACCGCTACTTTTGACTTACAACGTATTACCGATACCGGCAAAACATTTAAGCCGGAATTAGGGCAAGAAGTAATTATTACCGAAGGGGCTACCCGTATCTTCGCCGGCATTATCGTAGATATAGCCGAAAGTATTTTTAGTACCCGTGAAGTGCGATATGCGGTTAAGTGTAAGGACTATACGCACCTTTTAGACGGTAAGCTAGTGGTAGAAAAGTATACCGATATGAGTGTGACGGATATTATAGACGATATGGTGACGAAGTACGCACCGTCGGGCTTCACTAATACCTACGCAGTATGCCCTATTGTCGCTAAGACGGTAGTATTTAACCGTGTTTCTTTTAGTGCGTGTTTAGAAAAGCTTAGTAAGCTTACCGGCTACCAGTGGTACGTAGACTACAATAAAAACATTTATTTTTTTGAACGTAATAGTATCGGATCACCTTTCGGGCTTAATGACGACGACGATAGCTATATTTTTGATAGTCTTATTTTAAGTAATGATATTACGCAGTTGCGTAACCGTGTATATATACGTGGTGGGGAAGCCGTAGGTGCTTCACGTAGCGAGTATTTTAGTTGGGACGGTACTAAAAAAACTTTTGCCCTAGCAAATAAATATAGCGTACTACCTACCGTAACCGTAAACGGTACGCCGGCAGTCGGTGGACTTGATTATATAAATGACGAAACCGGCTATGACTTTCTATGGTCTTTTCAAGAAAAGTACATTAAATTTACTACGGCTTTTACAGCTACAAACGGTACTAATAATATCGTAGTAAGTGGCTTGCCATTATTTCCTATACAAGTGCAAGCAGAAAATCCGGTAAGTATCACGAAGTACGGTACGTACGAATACGCAAAAAAAGATCTTACTATTAAATCAAAAGAAGAAGCGTTAAAGATCGCACAAACCGAACTACAAGCCTATAGCGACGGGCTAGACGAAGGGGGTTTTGATACCTACCAAAGCGGGCTTAGAAGCGGGCAAATCATAAATATAAAAAGTGTTATACGTGGAGTAGACGAAAACTACCTTATACAAAAGGTGCAGTATAAACAGCTAACCATTTCAAAAGGAGTATATAAAATAAGCCTTGCTTCGCTACGTACTACTTCTATTATTGACTTACTTATAGGTTTATTGCGTGCAGAAGATCGTTATATTAACGATAGTAGCGACGAAACTTTAGAAAAATCAGTATTTACTATTGAAAAAATTAAGATAGGCGAAACCTTTGTAAGTACCCTTTCGGGTATTACTATGGCGGACGAAATCGTACTTATCAGTGAAGCGTTTACTAATCAAGGCTTAGACTACGGCGTAGAATTTTGTTTAGGTGACTTCGTACAAACCGGTACAAAACGTGTTTTTATTTTAGACGGGTCGCCGTTGCAATAAAGTCGTATGGTATAATATATATATGAATGATATAAAACTACAAGCCGAAAATAAGGATCTAAAATTTAAGGGA